GATACTAACTAATGGAGCTGCACCTTCAACAGCCTATTGGATAGCTGAGAGGTATCTCATAGATGGTGTCACTTCCGAGTGGCAGATATACCCAGTGCAGGCGAAAGACGGTGGAATACCCTTTGTATCCTATACTAAAGCTGGGTTCAATATGCCAGTACTTGGGGACTCCACTTGGATAGCTGATGCAGTTGTTGCTGTGTCTACCTTCACTGGCAGGCCATATACTAACCAGAAGGAGTTTGGATATGGCACTGTTGTTGTTATAACCTATGATAATGGTAAGCTTGCAGGTAAGTATAAGCAAGTCTCAGGTACAGATACTTGGGTAGCTCCCGGAACTCTTATAGATGGTGACTTGATTGTTGATGGTACTATTGCAGCAGATAAGGTTCAGGCTAACTCGCTGACTGCCACACAGATATCTGCAGGTGCTATAACAGCCACAGAGATAGCCACAGGCGCTATATCAGCTGACATGGTGACCACAGGTACTGGTAATGACAGGATTGAGATAACCAATACAGTGATACGTGTGTACAATAATAACATCCTTCGGGTTAAGATAGGTGCACTCTAATGTCTGATGGTATAAGACTGTTTAATAGTGCTGGTGGCATTGATTATGACTCTTCATCTGTCACATGGAACTTAATAGGTGTGTACACTGCACCTCAGAATGCCAGTACATCCTTTACAGGTATAAAGACTATGACTGAGAGGATAGTTGTACGTCAGATGGTCAGTGATGATAACAACACAGAACGAGCTTATGTACACACGTACTCTCTATCTGGTACGACATTAACAGCAACTGCACCGTCTTCTACACAGACACAAGCAACTACCTTTCAGGTCTTTGGGAGATAATATATGGCCTATGGCTTAACAGTAACAAATGACAGCAACCAAGTCTTGATAGATTCTGATGTGTTTGGTTATCACTTTATAGGTAAATACACTGCAACAACAAGTTGGAACCATACGTATCTTGAGGATCTTGGTGGTGAAGACTACTGGGACTCACCTAATACTATAGATTCTAATCAGACTCCGGGTCGTGTCTTTGAGTACACTGTTAACCTACCCGGATCTAGTAAGCCACCTATGTGCTTTATAAAGCCTACAGGAACTGGCACCAGCGCTGTTTATACCAGTGTTATTCGTGTATGGAAGTATGACACTAACAACTGGAAGGTCTGGATACTCCAGTCCACTAACGCTGGAACAGGTCCAACACTGTATGCCTTTTCAACTATGGATCAAACCAACAGCACACCCAGTGATACTTATGGTTTACAGACTATGAATAGTTCTGGTGATGTTACCTTTGACTCTAGATTTAAACCACTCAGGATAGTTGGGGCAGCTAATGCACTACCACCTTCAAATCCTAACTCAGGGTCTGTTGGTTCAGGTACAACACCGTACCTCAATGTGAATGCGACACCAAATACGTACACCACAGGAGCTAGTGTCACTGCCAGTGATCAGATATACTATTGCCCTTCATTAGCCTCTGCTTGTTATGAGTATGAGGTTGGACGTGAAGAGAGTGGCTTCCACAACTGGTCTTACTATCAGTGGACTCGTTATGATATCTGGTGGTGCTTCTACAGGTCTGCATTCCGTATATCAGGTGATAATAACTTCCAAGCTAACTGGGCTATATACATGGCTGGTCATATATGGAAAGCTCAAGTATCTGGATCTTTTCTTGGCTTGGGGTACCTGAACGGTATACCTGCTGTTGGCCCTATAGAGTACTTCCCTTACAGTGATGCTTCACGTAACCAAGGTGAAGCTAACAATGTACTTATAAGCAGGGCTTCTTACTATGATTAGTACAACATATACAACTACAAGTGAACTTGAGGATGCTGGTGTAGTCACATTAACACTGCAGGTTTATGTTATTGATGAAGTCATCGGTGTTAACGAGGGTCACAAGAACACAGTTAAGAGTAAGCTGGTTATAGAATTACCCTCAGGATACAGTCAGTCAGACGTTGATAATGCTGTAATCGCAGAGGGGTTTGACTTATGACTTTTGAGATAGGAACTATACTTGCCACCACAGATGGTGAGGTAAGACGAGCAGAGTACCACAGGTTTAAACACCCCACAGAGTACTCAGCATTGGTCTCTGAGTTAGATATGGATATTGGACTACCATTGACTGCATCTAAAGAGAGTGCTGATGTGTACCGGTTTGTGTATGCCAGTCAGGACAGGCCAAGTATCTTCACTGAAGATCATGAGGTGTACAGCATACGTGTCACTAAGAGTACTGGAGCTATGTCAGGTAAGGCCTACGACTTTGGTAACCCATTGGGTAAGGTTGCAGGCTTTAGCATCATAGCCACAGGTATATACTTAGATGATGACAAGTATACACTGTATCATTCTATGGACGGATCTGAGATGCCGGAGTCAAACACAGTTACAGTTACCACACCATACAAGGGTACCACTTACAATGCAGATGGCACTGTGTACCGCATCACTGAATACTCTGTTCAAGAGTAACAACATTAGAGGACTAAATAACAATGTCAATTGAGATCACACAAGTAGTGGGTGAAGATATACTGACTAAGTATAATGAACTAAAACCACCCATCGACTCTGCCCTAGTGCATAGTTCAGGTGAGTGGACTACACAACAGATAATCCAAGGAGCTATATCAGACCCTCAGAACTTCCATGTATGGGAGGTCTTTGATGATGCTGAGCTTGTTGCGATTGGAACTACAAGACTAATACGGTACAACAACTTCGTGTCACTTCACATCATAACCCTTGGTGGAAAGACCAATGATAAGATGACGGAGTGGACCACTGAGTTCGCTGAACAGATGAGTAAGTTCCCTCAGATTGACTGCTTGGAGTTCACAGGCCGAAGGGGTCTACTTAAACCACTTGAGAGAGCTGGTTGGAAAGAGCGTTACACAACAATGAGATTAAGTTTAAAGGAGACCTTTGATGTCTGAACTAATAAAGATTTATGATGGTATGACATTTGATATGTCTACTGGTGCAGTACTGGAGCATGGTGAAGTTACATATCATGCTGTTGAAGATATTGCACATTGCGGTGGTGGTGGGCCAAGTACACAGACAACTACATCTGGTTTCGCAAAAGAGTACAAGCCTCAGATCACTGAGATGCTTGGATCAGCCAAGGACCTGCACACGAACGATAAGCTAGGTCAGGTTGCTGGCTTTAGTCAAGTGGGTGAGGATGCACAGGCAGCTGGGATTGCAGCAGCAGGTAACCAGACAGCACTTGCAAACAACATGATGGATATTGCTAATCAACCAGTAGATCTATCAGGTCAACGTGCATCAGCACTACAGCAAGCCCAAGGTGCCTTAGGTACTTCACAGGCTGCAGCTGGACAACGTGGTGGTCTTGGTGGTTCTCGTCAGGGTATCAACCAAGCTGGTATCGAACAAGGCTTAGCGGCTAACTTCGCTGGCATTGACCAACAAGCACAGCAGATGCAGACTGCCAATATGAACCAAGCTATGGGTATGCAAGGTCAAGGTGCACAGACACTAGGTATGATCGGGCAAGCACAGCAGGCTCAAGAGCAGGCTGGTTTAGACTCTGAGTACACAGCTCTTGCCCAACGCATTGGTTTATTCTCAGGTGTTGCACCTAAAGAGCAGACCACTAATAAGACTGGAGGTAAGTGATGGCTGGCTTTAACCCCTTCGCTCCTCAAGCGGAGAAGAAACAAGGTGCACCTCAGGCTCCGGGAGTACAAGCACCTAACGTACAGATGCAAGACCAACCGGGCTTAGCTCAAACACTTGCACCTACTGTATTCAGTAAAGCTATGGGTTCTGAAGCAGCTGGTGAGATGGGTACAGCAATGACTGATAGCATCGCAGGTAAGTGGGCTTCACTGACTGCAGCACCTACAGCAGCTATCTCAGCACCACAAGCAGCAGGTATGGCAGAACTTGCAGCATCTACAGGTGGTACCTTAGCTCCCGGAGCAGCACAGGCAGTAATGGGCTCATCAGCTCTAGCTGCACCTGTAGTTGCCTCAGCAGCAGGTACCACTGGACTAGCAGCAACCGCTGGTACAGCAGGTGGAGCACTAGCTTCAGCAGCCCCTATGGCAGCAGCACTAGGCCCATTCGGTATCCCAGTGTTAATTGGTGCAGGCCTTATGGCAGCTAACTCAGGAAAATAATCAGGAGGCATTATGAGTACAGTATTACATGGGGCACAGGCCGTGGCTATGGCACAGCAGTTACTGGGCCGTCCATTATCCGCAAGTGAAGCCCACATAGCTAGTGTTGAAGGGTACAACCCAGAGACCTATGATGACACTAAGGGTGTCGCAACTACTGGCTTTGGACAGACAGGTGAGTACTCAGGTATGCCCTTTGATCAAGTGGTTAGTTCCTTTGAACAAAAGACTAGGGGTATCGTACCAGCGTATGACACCCTACCTCAGGCACTTCAATTACGATTGCTTGACTCTACATACAGGGGTGGCCTAAGTGGTAGCCCTGCAACATTAAAACTAGCCAACTCCGGACAATGGGGTGCAGCTGCTGATGAGTTCTTGAACAATGAAGAATACAGACTAGCAGTTGAATCAGGTAGCGGTGTAGCTGGACGCATGAAGGAGACTTCAGATGCCATGAGGGCTTATGGTGTAGAGCTGGCTGCAGTACCTAAGCAGGTACAAGAAGTACCACAACAAGCGCAGGAGGCCCCACCTCAAGCTGATGCTGGGTTTCTCAGTCCTGTTAATGACTTCATTAATGATCTCTTTGGTGGTGATAAGAGTGGTAAGCCACGGAAGGAAGTGACAGAGAAGATACCTAAGGCACATAAAGATACAGCTAAATCCTTATGGGATACAATATTCGGAGATTAAGACGATGACAAAGACAGAAATTGAAGAGCACTTCGCAGGGGCTAAGAGCTCCCCATATGCCACAGCACCACAAGGTGAGGTCTTATCTTGGAATCCACAGGTATCCCCTGAGGCAGCACTAGAACGTAAGGCACTGGCATTTGGACTAGATAGTAGACCACCTACGGTGCAAACCCCACCAGATATGTACCAACAAGCAGTTGCACTGGATGGTAAAGAACCTGCAGCAACCCCTTTCATGCCACCAACCGTGGGTATCCCAGCATCATCCCCCACAAGTGGTGTGATAGCTCCCTTTGATCCTGCATTTGTAGACCTAACAGTCCCAACAACAGGACCTACTTCACGACCTGTAGTTCAAGGTGTCCCAGCCCCACAAGGTAACATCCTCAGGGATTCCTCAGGTGCCCCAGTGAGGTCTGGTAGTGGTGGTGTTATCGGGTTACCTAACCAAGGTCCCGGTGCACAAGCAGGAGCCACTGGTGGTAAGGGTGGTTCACCTACAGCACCAACAGGTGGTGGTAGTCCAGCGCCCTCAGGAGGTAAGTAATGTTTAATGAATTAAAGAAACTATTTGGTATGGACTACAACGGTCCAGCACCTGTAGCTCCAGTACCTCAACAGGTGGCGTCACAGATGGGGGACATACCTCAGCAACCACGTCCAAGCCTATGGGGCCAGCTCATGGATGATAAACCACTTAGTGCAGAAGAGATGCCCGGAAAGGCTGAGTCTCTCGGTGCTGTAGCTAAGGATATCGTTGGTTTTACTCAAGACGTTGGAGGTACTCTCCTTGATGCTGGTAGTCATGCTGTAGACGTGGGTGTTGGTAAAGCCGTAGATATAGGTGCAAACATCGAAGCAGGATACACAGGTGTCCCACGCACAGATGTACCCGACTATGACCCGGGAACTCGGGATCAACGTGAGTACGCAGATGCTATGCTAAAGAAGCAAGCTGCAATTAAGGGTCTGACAGACAAACAGCCTGCTGTGAAGAATATACTAGACACAGCATCCACTATTGATCCTGCGGTGTTTGATGCAGTACCTGCAGAGCAACAAGCGGAGGTGAAGAAGGCTGGTGATATTGCAGTTGACTTACTCCTCAGTAATGAAGAGACTGACCCTAAGACTGTTATGGAAAGTGCTGCTGGATTCCTAGGTGGTCTGTTTGAAGACAAGGCTATCCAACAAGCCCTCATATACTACACTGGTGCCAGACTTATGGGATACTCAGGTAGTGGTTCAGGTAGTGTACTACTTCAAGGCTGGGCTAATCAGGATAAGAAAGACCTATTGACTCAGACAGCAACTGCTAAGGCTGCTGATAAGAAGTCAGCTAATGATGCACTTGATATGTCTAAGACTGTAACCATGTGGGACCCTAAGGCTAAGCAACCAGTTGCTGGCTACATGTCTAAGAGTGGTAAGTTCCAATCAGCATCAGGTGGTGATATTGTTAATGCAAAAGATTACGGACTAGAGAACTACGATAAGGCTAGGCACATGACCTATGATGCTATTGATCTAGAGAACATAGACTACATGAATGGTGCATCGAGTGATGTGTTAAGTAATATATCTGAGAACACTGAGATCTACTCTATTGAGCAGCGCCAGACAGCACAAGCTTTGTTTGGGGATGGTAGTACTATCCAAGAAGCATACGCAGTAGCCACTAGGAGTGCTAGAGCTAATGGTGTTGACACAAGTACACCACAGTATAGGACTGCACTTGGTAACTCAGTACGTAAGTACATGATGAACACTGTCAAGAACCCAACTGACAAGTTCAGTGGTTCCATTACCGCTGGTATGGCTGATGCTATCCGAGCTGATCAACTTAAGGCTGACCTCACCACTGAAGGTGGAGTACCTAAGTTTGTATTTGGTAAGGCTACTTGGAATGCTGATGGTATTGAGACTATGGAAGAGGGTTACGAACTACCTAACGCTGCTGTGTCTAAGCTTATGAAGCAAGTTGACAACATCAACAGTGGTCTTGTTAAGGTTGCCACTGAAGGTAAGCACAGTGCAGAGAAGATCCGTACATTGATCACACCAACTAAGACTCTTCAGAAGTTATCTAAGATCTTTAAAGACACTGTGATGCAAGATCCGGAGGCGAGAGCTCACTGGACTAAGGTAGGTGAGGAGTCTAATACTAACGCCATGAATGCATGGTTGGCTAGTAGTGGCTCTGATACAGACCCTAAGTACCTTGGTATAAACAACCCAGCAGTTAACGCAAAGTTTCATACATTGTACAACAAGAAGTTTAAAGAGTAATTATTATTAGGAGAACACTATGGGACAAGGTCTTGTTTTAGACTTGAGTAACGCACTCGCAGTAGAAGAAGAGGCTTCACAAGGCCCCCAAGTAAACCCATTAGCTATCGAAGGAACCACACTATCATTCATTGACGGTGACACACTGAAGGACTCAGCCACAGGTGAGAGCATACGACTGCGTGGTTTGGATTCAAGGGAGACAGCTAAGATTATCAATGGTCAGTACCAAGCCGGTGAGGCAGGAGCTGACGCAGCTACAGCATATAATTGGAGTCTTGCTCAGAAGGGTGGATTCAATCGTGTAGTTAAGACTGGTGAAATAGGTAAGTGGGGTCGTCCTATAGGAGACCTTCAGAATGCTGATGGTCACTCCTTTGTAGACACACTGATACGCACTGGTGTATCTCAACTGACAAAGTACAACACAGACGCTGATGTAAACAATTCACTGTATGGTATGGCAGCTGATGCTGGCAGTACTAAGTGGACTGCTTACGATGAAGCACGAGCAGCTATCTACGAGAACGAGACAGACCAGTACGGTGGGTTACCAATGCAGAAGCTTATAGCTTTTGATGCAGCTGAGTATGCTGCTAACCCAGACCTGTACATGTCTATCAAATCAAAGAACAAAGGGGCTGACTACGCTGGACGCTCAAGGACTCCCTTTGGTACTGGCTTTGACACTGGCTATGCGAACATGGCTAAGAGTCTTAACACATTTGGTCAGGCCTTATCTAATAGGTTTGGAGCTGAGATAATGGAGGCAGAGTTTGCTGCTTCTGCTTCAGTTAACCAACAGTACATCGAAGGGCTTCCAACTGTTCAGATGGATGTAACTGAGATTAACTGGATGAAGTTTGATGAAGTCACCACAGGTATGAAGGGTATGCTGGGCTCCTCTATCCCATTCATGGGTGCAACTATGATTGGTATGGCTGCAGCCCCTGTAACCTACGGAACATCTATGGCACTACCCCTGTCTATGTACACAGGTATGACATTGGATTCTATGGAAGGTAACATCGAAGATAAGAACTTAGGTGTTGCTATCGTTGCTGGTGCTGCTATGACTTACTTAGATAAGGTAGGTCTTAAAGGACTTGTCAGCCCCTCTATGATGATCACTAAAGAGGGTCGAGAGGAGGCTATCAAAGCCATAGCTAAGTCTGACGAGTTCAGACACCTAGGTCCTGAAGCAGCCCGAAAGGCAGCATCAAAGAAGTTACTTCAGGTATCAAAGAAGCAACTGTTGACTTATGTTGATGATGCCAAAGCCTTTGGTGCTAACCAGATCCTTAAGGGTCATCTGTTCAGAGAGAGTGTAAAGGGTCTTGCAAAAGCTACCGGAGGTGAGGGTGTCACGGAAGCTATGCAGGAACTAACCGAGTACACTGCATCTGTTATAGGCTCAGAGAAAGAATGGGATTATGACGAGATCCAGAACCGTATGACTAATGCTATTGTAGCTGGTGGTCTTATGGGTGCTGGCTTCGCTGCTCCCGGAGTTGCTTACCAGATAGGTGATTGGAAAGCTGCTGCTGATCTTGAGAGTGACAGTGACAATAGATTCGACAACGTCAACACACACTTCCGTAAGGAAGAGGAAGCTGAGTTCGGGTATGTGAGATCAACAGATGAACTTGCTGCAGAGAACCACGGTGGTGATAAGGTTGGGTCTGGATTCACATACACATCAGAACCAGAAGATGTTATGGGTGCTCTTGCAGACGCACACGAAGCCCCGAGTACTACACTGGAACACATCAAAGCATTCACAATGAATCCTATGGTAGCCCTTAAGGGTTCACTGGCACAGGCATTTTCAGCAGCCAAGGGTAAGTCAAAGACTCTTGTCAAGATAGCTGACATGCTAGGCTCAGTACGTCATAAGGTATTCAGTGGCCCGGGTATGATACAGGAACAGCAACTAACAGTAGCTGCCTACAACTCTATACTGAGGGATCAGGAGTCTATTGAAGCTTCCTTTGATGTACCTTTAGGTAAGAGTTCTCTGGGTCGTTCAGACTATGTCAGTACATTAACCACTAAGTTCTACAGGGAAGTCATTGAGCCAGCCACTGAGGCTAACAAGCCGTTTGATTGGAACAATGCATCACCTGAAGTTAAAGCTAATAAAGAAGCACTCCTTAAGTTACACACTGAGTTCACCACGTTAAGTGAGAGACTCCTTAATGATAACAACAAGGCTAAGGCTTACGACAATGAGACACCAACTAAGCGTCTTGCTAACTGGGCTTATCGTCATAAGGGTTTCAGGACAGAGTACATAGCCAGCAACAAGGATGCCTTTGTTAAAGCATTGGTATCCTCATATGGTATGTCCCAGTCTGATGCTGTTAACCTTACTGAGGCTATCGTGAATACTGAAGGTGTTGCTACACTTGGTGAAGCATTTGATATCACAAAAGGTGGAGTCTCTCCATCAGCTCATAAGATACGTCAGATGCACATCTCAGATAGACCTGAGTTCGATCAGTTCTTAGAGCAGAACATCTTCAAGAACATGGGTGATGCTTCTCGTGAGGCTGCAAGGTTCCAAGCACATCGTAAGTTCATAGGTAAGGACTCCAAGTATCTGAATAAGATGATGGGTGATGTACGTACTGAACTACTTGAGACTATGTCTCCTGAGGCTGCTGAGAAGATGTTACAGAAGATCGCATATGATCTACGTAACGTACTCAATGCAGAGTCTGGTAACTACAAGCGGATAAACAATGAGACTGTTAAGCAGGGTCAGAAGTACTTGACACTGTTGACAACACTTCAGGGTTTGGCTAACGCTGCATTCTCTTCTATGCCAGAGATGGCTATGATTCCTATGGGAGTCTCAAGAGATGTTCTTGTACAGAACTCAGCAACACAGGGTTACCTCTTTGGTAGTGCTGTTGGTGCATGGATGCGTAACCTAGCTGTAACGGCAAGGGTTGCAAAGCCTCGTGAGAGTCTTGAAACATTCCTTGATAAGAAGATAGCAAGTGTGAGGTCACGAGGTGAGGCAGATCCTCGCTATGTGTACTATACAAACATGAAGACTATGCTGAAGGAGACTGGCTTTAAGTCTCAAGAGACCGGAGCAGCAACTACAACAGGTGTACAGGAAACTAACGAGATGACTCGTGGTGTGACTGATGCATTCTTCAAGGCTAACTTCCTACACGATCAACAAGACATGCACCGTATGATGCGACTGTCGTTCTTTAACGACTTCCTCGTAGAGAAGCTTGACTTGATTGAATCTAAGATGGGTCAGCCGGATACCGTGGGTGTCTCTGAAGCTAAACATATGCTGAGAGAACTTGGTATATCGCTACACAACATAGGCCCAATAGCTAACAAGCTTAAGGCTGGTGGAACATTGACAGCTGATGAATCCATCATATACAAACGTGAGTTCCTTAACGGAGCTGCTAACTTTGTCAACCAAGCAATACCCCTACCTAATGCACTAAACAGACCGCTGTTCTACAGTGACCCTCGCTTTGCATTACTTACCCAGTTCAATGGTTTCACATCTACATTCACAGCTAACCAGCTGCCTATGTTGTGGGATCAGGTGAAAGGTAAGAGTTCTAAGGGCTTAACTTATGGAACCTTTGCAGCTATGGGAAGTATGCTTGCATTAGCATTCATCTCCCAAGGTATCAAAGATGAACTTAAGTATGGTGAATCGTCACCCTACCTAACTGACGCACAGAAGATTCAAAGAGCTGTGTACTCAAGTGGGTTATTAGGAACCACAGAGAGGGTAATCGGGAGTAACTTACTCTTCCCTCTGTATGGTAGTAGCAGTCATGGTCCGGGTGAGTTCATCTGGGACAACATTGCAGGTGAAGCTGCAGCTACAGGTACTGTTGGTCGTGGGTATGGAATGATATCTGGGGCAATAGAGAGTGATGGTGATAAGTTTATGAAGAACTTCTACGGAAGCTTACCCTTCATTGCACCGTACAAGCATAGGATTATAAATTATCAGTGGGGAAAGGAGGAGTAGCCAATGGCTAAGAGTAATATTGTAGCAGGAACATCAGTACCCGAGGTTGGATCACGAGGGAGTGATGCAGAAGTACTCAGTGTAGTCATGGATGGGTTGAACTTACCTAACGATGGTGCACAGCTACCAGTTCTACGTGAAGCTGAAGCTAGGGACCCTTACACCACATCATTAGATGTGACACCCACAGTAGGCCAGATAGCTATGGAGGCTGAAGCAGATACTGCTGAGGTCTCTGCTGCCAAGGAGGAGCAACAGAAGGACATAGAAGCTTCTCAGGCATTGCAGCAGCTACATGGCACCAGCCTTGGAGACTTCGGACCTAAGGATATTTATAACATTGCTGGACCTGATGCAGCCCCTTACCTTATATGGGCTGTCAAGCGACTGCAAAGGACAGACTCCCTTAGTATTCCTTTTGATGAAGCTAAGAAGATGGAATCAGTTAAGAGCATGATGGGTGTTGGAAGTGCACCTGCTCAGGATGTCTCTGCACTTGATGATGAACTAGCCATGCGTGTTTACGTTGACAAGGAACATAAGAAGCCACTTAACTCTGCGGAACTCTTTGGGCATATGAATGCTGTCAGATTCACAGGTGACAACAGGGTAATGGAAGTCCTTCCGGATCTCCAGATACTTGGCATGACTTTGATGGAATCTATACTAAGCAAGCAGACTGAAGATGAATCTATGATTCCTCAGGACTTGATTGATAACTTCAGTAAGGATGACATCTCAGATATAGCCGGACTATCACCTGCTGATCTACAGTCTGGTGTCTCTGAGGCACAGATTGGTCGTACACTGTCAGAGGAATGGTTGAAGCTGCAACAAGTACGTGACCAAGGTATGGACACTGTGCCGGATGCACACCTCGACCCAACTAACGAGTTGACCAAGGAAGCTTATGAGAAGTTAGGTATGTGGGCTAAGCAGATATACTCATTGGGTAACCCTATGATGTATCAATCTGTTCAAGTACAGACTGGCAATGGTAAGACTCGTGGTGAGTACCTTATCACTCCACTTGGTCGTAAGATGTTGGAGAACACTAAGAAGGATCTCATGCCACCTAAGGTGTATGCAAGACCTCAAGTAACCAACAACCCACAACCTACAACTCAGTACTCAAAGACTAAGGAGAAGACTGGTAAGCACTATGAGGACCCTAAGCAACGTGGTAAGCGTACCCCAGAGGTTGAGGTACGTGAGAACGTATCTAAGGTTCGCCATGTGATCTCTGCTGCACGACTCAAGTCTGGTTTATTCATGAGCCTTATGGGTATGAAAGCCGCTGCTGAGATGACGATGACTGATGGTGTTATCAAAGTCAGAGGTAAGGCTGCTGAGATGCTTGGCATAGGTCAGAAAGCTGCTGATAAGATTAACAATGCATCACGCAATGCTATCTACCGAGCTGACATACTTATGCTAGAGGCCTCAGGTCTTGAACCAAACCACCCTAAGGTTGCACAGTTGACAGAGAAAGCAGAGATCCTAAGATCCTTTGCTGCTGAAGCTGCAACACCCTCGTGGAAGAAGAGGATGTATGAGCGTAAGGCTGCGCAGGCACTTGAGATGTTGCAAGATATTGCAGAGTTCAGGAATGATCCAATCAGCTTCACCAACTATATACAGACTGGTACTTCTCGTCTGGGCTATAGCGCACAGAAGATGAACATGCAGACTCATAAGCTTGCCAGACAGTTGTACGGGAGTGGTACTCAGTATCAAATCAAACCCGGAAGCAACTCTAATGCTGAGTACGCTATGATTGTAACTTGGGGTTCACACTTGTTTGCTGAACACAACCTTGTACCTGAGCAGATGATTCGTAACATGCGTAAGCGCATAGCTATGAAAGATGACAAGCTCATGTCTATCGCAAGTGTTGGTCGTAAGCTTAAGGGTATCCTTGACAACTACAATGTTGATGCTACAGCCAATGCCCTATTGCAGATGGAACAAGCCGACAACCAGATCAAAGGTGTGGGTGGTGTTATGGCTACGCTGGGTGAGTTTAAAGCTGACTCTGAAGTTACTCGGTTTATGGAAGAAGCCTTTGAGCACCCCAATGAAACCATTAACTTGATTGAAGAAGCTATTGAGCTTGGTCGTTACATGGATGCAGTTGAACGTGGTGGAAGCTTTGCTTCTTCTATGAGACCTGTTGAAGTGGATGGTATATCTAACGGACTTGCCAGTATGACAACTCAGCTAGGCTTAACTGATATCATGTACCGCATTGGAGTACTACGTCAGGATCCCTCAAAGGTTCTTGCTATGTACGATGGAGTCGAAGGTAACCTACGTGCTGTGCTTGCTGACAGTATGAACAAGACACTACCACATCTTGTGGACTCTATGGAGTTCAGGAATGAGTTCGGTATGACTATCGAAGACTTACCTCAGATCGAGGACATACTTGCACTTGCTATTGCACAGCCTGATGAGTTCCTGAAGCCACCTCTTATGACATTACCTTATGGTCAATCGATCAAGAGTATGTTGTCAGCTATGATGAATACAGTTACTGCTTCCAAAGGGTTGACTGATATGGCTGCTGATATGGATGGTGGTGTACCTAAGATGTCTCGTATGCTTCATGTGATACTTGCACATAACCTTGAGGAAACTCTGGGTTCTGCTGTTAATACATTCAGTAAGAGCCTTAAGGGTGTGACTGAGCTTGCTATGCTTGCTGATGAACCATTACGATTCAAGAAACCAACTGGTACTTGGACATCTATCAACACAGTAGACTACGTTCCACAAGAGGGTGCTCCTGTTATCTCTCAGATCCGTGAGAAGTATGTGAAGCCTGTTGGTGAGTACGTGTACGGTGATCCTAGTAAGGCGAACCCATCTGTACTTGGTAACACTCGTATCACAAGGAGCAAGTATCAAGCCTCCAGCCCAGAGATGGGTGCACTAGGTAAGACTGCTGACGGTGGCTACCAAGCTGCACAAAGCATACTACCTCAGGCTATCATCAGTAACGATGGTGCAGCCATTGCTAACGCATTGTCGGGTGAGAACTATAGGAAGTTGCAGAGGGACTCTGGTGCAGAGACTCCATATGTAACTACTATTTATGATGCTATCATTGGTGACCTTGGTTCTTTCAAACCTCTTGTTGATACTGTTAACAAAGCTTGGGTTGATGTGACACTTAAGTATGACTTGATGACAGAGATGGCTGAAGGTGCTAACAACGCATACCAGCGTGGTGCCACTAAGCTTAATACGATGGCTAATAAGAACCCTACGGGTCTTGTAAGTAACGCTGCTCAAGCTCAGTTCATGATTGAGAAAGCACACTGGTTGTTACCTCGTGGTGGCAACGCTGATCCACTAAGTGCTGAGCAGAAGATGGTCTTAAGTATCCTCACAGATACCTCTAAGCGATTTGAGGCTCTGTCTAAGAAGGAGAAGCGTAACTTACCAACACAGGGTCACATGGTTACTAACCTACAGGCTCGTGAGTTGTTTAGAGTACTCACACCTAGTATGAAGTACAGCCTCCAGAGTATGTACAATGTAGCCAACGAGGCTAAGGATCGCAGGGCTAAGCTTAGTAAGATACTAGGTAACAACCCAGTGTTCCAGTATCATATGGATGCACTCAAGTCATTTGACTTTAACTAACAACAATAGATAATAAAAAAAGAAGCCCCACTAGATTCCAATTAAGGAGTCCAATGGGGCATTACCCTCAGGTATACATTACGTATACTTGGGGGTTATTTTATTGCTTATCTGCTATAGCTTGAATCACTGTGTTACGACCTGAGGTACGCTGTGCCTCTGCATGAGCCATAGCTTCCTCCTCTGATAGACCTTCAGCAACTGCTCCTGCGTAGTTCTGTTCCCAGACCTTACTCAAGATAGCTTCGTTGATCTCCGGTGTGTACGCAAGGTTGGGGTCAAGATTAAACATCTCAACGTACTCCATGTCGTCAATACCGGGCACTATATTGTGTGATACTTTATCATTACTCATCTTTTACAAACACTCCGTCTACCATACGCCCTGTGCGTACAGCTATTTTATTGTATGCCTCATCTAAACACTCTGTGAGTGAGAGGCCCCATAGATTCGCTTGGATTGTCAGTGTTACCAACACATCACCAAGTTCATCACGTACCTTATCTATGTCACCGCCTGAGTGTACCTCGTCATACAGCTCAGTAGCTTCCTCTTCAAACTTACCTAGCTGTTTGAGCTTACGCTCACGTAGGTCATGTCCACCTGAGAGATCCCCAAGGATACCCTTGATGTGAGCCCAGTCAATTACCTTCTCTTCTAGTTCTTCAAATATGTTATACATTACTCTTCACCCTCGTCATCATAGATAGCTGTCTCTGCAATAGACAGGAAGACAAAGTTAGAAGATGCTTGTAAGCACCCCAGCATTGCCACGTTGGTCATCTTACCATTGTACTTCTCGATAAGATTATTTAGTTCTTGGAGCATATCATTCTCTGGAATATGCTTATCTGGGAACTGTGTTACGTTGTTCATATAGTTTTCCTATTAACAAAAGAAGTAATCAGACGACAGGATCTCAGATATATCTAAGGTTCCCAGCTCTGGTTGTTTAAGTGTATAACCCTCTCGGGTCTCCAGTAACATGTTCTCTATGACGGTGAAGAAGTTCTCACTGTTGTATATCATAGCAAACTGCCACTTGGTATGGTCTATTAGTTTATTCACATCACATGCATGAGTCGAGAATGAATCATGTATAGCACCGAAGTCTCCATTAAAGCTCTGAATAACTTTAGCCATGTGAGCTGCGTCCATTGAGTGAACGAAGTTAGGTGAACAGCCAGATGCAAAGGATCTCCTGCATGGTATCAAGTCACCACTTGGTGTGATGTATGGTACCTTAATGCTGTGACCTATCTGACCGAGTCCACGTATGGTACTACGTACTGTGATGTTCTTCTGACGCCACACCTCATATAACACTGGGAATCCCGAGGGAGTTGTCCACTGTGTACATGTCTCACCTGTTGAGAGTATGTGGTCTGTCATCTTCTGAATAAACTTCATGGTCTTTAAGGGGCCTACGCAGGTGTCGTTGATAGCAAGTATAAGTTGCTTTGACAGAGGGGTACAGTCATCTTCAGTGATATTGTACTTCTTGTCATAGCCTTCTACCTTGCAGTCATAGTACATATTAGCACCAATCTTCTTCTGACCTGCTGAGTATGCCCTTGTCATAGAGCCACGCTTTGCTATACCTTTACGGATAGCTTTCATTGGGATCTTACGTTCATTAAACCAGTCAGGCATCCTGTCTATCAGACGCTTGGCAACTTGGACATAGAAGTCCTTCTGTATCTCACTAGGTACGAGAGAAACCAGTTCACCAGCTTGTTTGTCTTTAGATATAGCTGCCAGATGTTGCCATCCATTGTTACTCCCATCAACAGGTATAGGTAATCGACTCATATGTACAGTACGATTAGCCCTAGCTTTGTTATACCCACTGACGTCCAAGCAACATGCAAGGAAACTAACGGGCTTTTCTGCTTCTGTTCTGAAGCTCAAGCCATCCGCTAATTGGTTGATCCAGTCGAGGTTGTTTAGGGTCCACAGTTCTCTGTCCTTTAGGGTCATCTTGTCTACTGATATGGTAGAGAGCCCTTCTTCTTGCAGATAGGTTCGATAGTCCGCTGTTACCCATGTTGGTAGTTCCTCTAGTTCATATGATTGGTTATAGGAACAAGCTGTGTGTATACATAACCATCGGTACCCTGCAGTGTCCATAGCCTTAGAATCTGCAAACTCAAAGAGTCCTTTAGATACATCAGACCCTTGGAAGTTCAAGAAGGGTTCAGTGTAGTACACACGACCTCGGTAGTCACACTCAACCATTTGGTAGAAGTCGTGAGACCCTACCGCATGTATCTTTGCAATGACAAACTTCATCTCAATAGCCTTTGACTTAGCTTTGATTGACTGGTCCTCAAGATCTATGAACAATCCGAGGTTAGTCTCTAAGGCTTTGGCTAGTGTGTTGTTAAGTCTCCAAGGTGTTTGTTGTAGCTTGTTAAGAGCAGTGATAAATGGTGCTCCTATAAGCTGCTTAAAGTCCTCCTCTGAACTCATGCGCTTTATGTATGGACGTTTGGTGAACTCATTACGTAGTGATGTTATGTCCTTAGGTGGTGTGAAGGAGGTACCAATCAGTGTCTCCCTCTCGTACTCAGGTGGGAGATCTCCAAGCTCCGACCATGTGTCCATTAGTTGAATTATGTAAGGTGCTCTGTACCCTGAGTACTCTCTTTCAATGTGTATATAACCCAGTTGAAGTAGTGCTTCTAAGTATAGATCACCAACAGCTAAGATCTCCTGATGGTTAGTGTTTAGTACGCCTAAAGCAGACAGCACCTGTAAGCCTATCACAGTCGATGTAACGGTTAGTTTAAAGGGTGCTGATGATGACCTTCGGGACTTCTGATAAGCTGCCACAGCCCCTGCTACGGCCCTTACAGTTAGCTTCTCGTACGTGTAACCATATGGGATCATAGAAGACACCAATCTGGCTCCCTCAGGGGGTCTACCCCTAAAGGTATTCCCCTCACATCTCTCCTTTATGTAAGCAGTTATCAACTCCACACCAACGGAGTTATCCAGTGTAGTCGAGGAAGTCTTCTTGTCCCTTGAGTCTTCCTGTTCCTGTGTCATAGTATGCTGAACCACAGTCTCCAGTGCGTCCTGTAAATCTGGACTTAAGTACTCTGAGTTTAATTGTATTCCGTTCATCTTCATCTTCTGCCACTAAGTTGCGTGAGAATGTAATTATATCAAAGCTGATCTGTTTGATCGAGCCTGAACCCTTTATGTCATCGATGGAGGATAGGTAACCCTCTTCAAATGACTTACCACTTTGGGACTTACGTAGGTGACTGATCAAACCAAGCCATACGTTATGCTTCTTAACAACCTTTAACAGGTCAGACATAATAGAATCTATAGCTTCGTTGCCAGTCTTACCTCCGGCTCCTTCAGATACTGCAATGGTGATGTGATCTAAGATGATGTACTGGCATCCAAGCAGACACAGGTTCTCTATCTGGTCTATAAGACTGGAGTCAGAGACAGCCCCATTGTGATCCAGAAGGATTAACCTTTCATTACCGAACACCTTCTCATAAGCCTTACGTTCTTGCTCAGGAGTAGGATCCTTAGGTGCAAACATCTTAATGAACTTCTCTGCAGAATCCCCTATGGACTCCTCAAGAGACACCATACCTATACTATCCTCAGTCTGCTCCTCAATCTCCAGTACAATCTCTTTGATCATTGTTGACTTACCTGAGCCAGTACCTGATGTGAACAGTACAATCTCACCCTTACGCATACCGTCAAGCTTATCATTGAGTCCCTGAAGACACTTAGGGTATGGTACAGACTTCACGTCCTTACGAGCAACGTATGCATCCCAGATAGCCTCACCGCGTACGATGGAGGCAGGGGTATACTTACGTGCATTGAAGACAGCAGACATGATTTCGTCAGGCGTAGAGTCACAAGGGTCATTAGCACTCAGTGTGGCTACCAATGTCTTATCCCAGCCAATGATCTTAGCTGCTTCACCTACTGCTTTCTCACCAGCTTCATCTTGATCGAACATAAGTATGACTTCATTGAACGACCTCAGCCATTCTCTGTTAGCCACAAGGATCTTCATGTTACTTGAGGATGGTAGGGATACCACGGGGTACGTACGCTTATACTTGTTAAGCATAGACTGCTGCACTGCTATGGCATCTAACTCACCTTCAGTTATGATCACCTTCAGGCCACCCGGTTGGAACTTAGACTGTCCGAATAACTCAAGATCCTTATGCTTTAACTCACCAACTACTCGGAACTCCTTGGGTAGTGTACGCTTCTTACATGCAACTACCTTACCTTTAACTGTGTATGGGTAGTAGTGTGTGGTGATAGCTCCAGAGGCATCATATGCCACCTTCATATCATATACAGCACAAGCTGTCTTAGTTAGGTTACGTTCACGAACACCTGCTGTGTCGTAGTTACTGATGTCTTGGAGTGATTCGCCACTCATATCATAATCCTGTTGTCGGTTACTTGGTTTAAACTTTGATTTAACTGTGTCATCATACTGATCTAAGAATGCAGGTGTGTCACATGCAAAGCACTTACCTCGCCCATTGGACCACAGTGCTACTGCATCTGATGACCCACATTTAAAGCATGGATAGTGCTTGGTGAATGATTCACTCATTAGTTCCACCTGTCTTCTTTATAGGACTTAGTATCGATACGTCTGGTGCTTGCTTTGACTTTGTAATCAAGTCTCTGCTGCTTCTTCTCCTTTGGCTTCGATAAGTACTCTTCCGGTTCTGTAGATTTCGTTGAGTCTGTCTTTAGTTTCATCTGATATAGCTTCTTTAGGTATGAATTTAACTGCACCTATCTGTCTGTTAAGGTACAAGGGGATCCCTTCGGGACATTTCTCCGTAAGTACATCTAAGTACCATTGAACTTTACATTCTGCTGCTGATAGTCCACCTCTGGTTGCAAACAATTGAATGATCTCGAAGGTAAGCTCAGAGCCACCCTTTATGAGTTCATTAATGTGCTTAGAGGAACTGGTATACTTCTTCCAATTAGACTCCTTGTCTCGTTTAGTCTTCTTATAAGAGTGGAACTGCTTCTTACCTATGTATCTGATAGGGTTACCATCAGGTACAGACACAGTTATAAGGTACACAAATCCGAAGTAATCATCAACCTCGAATGGTTCTCCATCATAAGACCAGTGTCCTATTTCAGTCATCTGCAAACACCTCTTCAATAGTTAATCTCTTAAACCCGTTCCAGTCCCTGCGCATGTACAGTAGGTTCCAGCAAGTCTCAAGCTTCTCCTTCCACTCACGAGGGTGATGGTCACGCCATGCGTTGGCAACGGTCTCCAGCATGTCGCTTGTCGGTACGTCTTTTAATAACTTCTCAGCCTTCTTAGGGCCGATACCTTTAAGTCCATGAATGTTATCTGTACTGTCACCTGTCAGCATCTGGATACACATCTTGTAGTGACCTTCGTCACCATCAATGAAGTACTGAGTCTTCTTGTTGAAGTTATAGTGCCAACCCGGAACCATATCAATGTCTTTATCAATGTGTGCTATGACATAGTGTTCACCAGCTTCATAAGCTTCTTGTGCCCATATAGATACAATGTCATCTGCTTCACAGTTGTCAGACTTAAAACATCCAGTCTCCCAAGCGTACTCTGTAACTGCCTCTCGTCTTTCAACTACCTTAGGATCCATAGGTGTCTTACTACGGTTACCCTTGTAGTCCTCAGAGATACCGTACCTGAAGTTACCTTTACCTTTGACAGCTACGTAACCTTTGATACTACCTGTGTCACGCATGATAGCAT